TGCTATTTCAGAAGTCAATTCTGCAACATCATCTGAAATATTTTCCCAGCGGTATTTGCTGGTAATTAGACGCTGAACAAAGTTAGTTATAGCGACCAAACGATCATGTTCATAAGGGTTCTTTTTAGTCATGGTATTAATATAGGAAATCTTAGGATAAATTCAAGACATAAAAAAAGGGCGAGAACAAATAAACTCGCCCTTCTCTCGCGGTCAGTATATTTGCGAAGATAGAAAGGATGACCGCAAACTTTTTGGGCGGTGGCTTCGTTCGCAACTGATATATCCACGCATTAAGTGTCTTAAACTAGTATTACGATTACACACCCAAACTTTTAAATATTATTCGTAGTCCTCCATAGGTCTTTTTGCTATTTCCATTGTAGCGGTATCAGTATGAATAATATAATGACCATTATCACTATTATCGCCGTCATTTTTATCAACCCCCATATAAATACTGTCACTTAAAACATCTTCATCATAAAGAACTTCTTTTACTCCTGATGTTAGATTGTCGCCGTCATTATAAACAAGTTTTTTAACTTGACGCTCAACTTTCTCTTTTCCTAAATAAGATAAAAATTGAGCTAACATTATTCTCGCTTCTAATCTGCTTATAGGGGTACTCCAATTAGCTTTACTTTCGGCTTCAGATTTACTTTTAAATGCTTTAAACCACGCTAAAGCATTTTTAGGAAAATCCGTTCCACCCCAATGATGAAATAATGCTGGAGATTCTCCGCCGTCACTATCCTTAAATGATATACTTACTCTATCACCCATATTTTATTCCTTTCTTTTGGTTTGCCCTGCTACTACCCACCATTTGCAACTGGTTTCTTCACAGGGCTAATATTAATATAATCATTTCCCATAAAATTGCAAGTAGTTAATAAAAATAATTTGACAATAATATAAAGTCCTATAAATTTGAGATAGTTATTTAAGGAGTGAACAATGAAAGTAATAGATGAAGATACAATATCGTTAGAATGGACTACTGATGATATTAAAATGCAATTAAAAAATAGAAAGCAAGAAAATAAATTAACTGATGATGAATGTAGAGATATTTTATATAGATTATTGCATAAGCACGACGCCACCATTGGAGTTAGTTGGGATGTGATTGATGCTCATATTGAACATTATTTATCATCAAGGGAGGAACAATGAGCAAATTTAAAGATTGGGTAATGGACGAGCAACAGAAAGAAGAAGAACTTGAAAACATACAAGAAGAACTCGCGGTGATGACAGTAAACGATTTTTGTAATTTAGTTGATGAGCATGGTCTTGAAATAGAAGTTATCGACAATATATTTTGGGAACTGCGAGATAAACTTTATGAGCAAAGGAGTAAGAAATGAGTAATTTAAAAAATGTAGAGGACATCAATGAAGATGTGACTTGGTTAAACTTTAAGGGTTATGACATAAGATTAGAAATGTCTGACTATGACAATGGTAATTTAACTATCAGGGTCACTCCTGAGGGTTATGATGATTACACACATAAATTTACGGTGGTTGAGGATGAGGATGAAAGTGAACAATAGGATAGAGGACATAGTCAAGGACATTGAGAAGCTAAGGGATAAACACGCCCCTGACAATGCCCCTGACAGAGAGAAGTATGACGAAGTGATTGATAAGCTAGAGGGATTGTATAGAATGATGATAGCTCAAGGCTTCATACTTTAATGAAAGGTAAATATTCTTACGACAATGTACAACCTGATTACATAATCAAAAAAAATAACGGTGAGAAATTAGTCAGGCGTAAGTGTTATCATTGCAATAAAGAATCATATATGAGTAAGTTTCAACGCTGGTGTTCAGCATTATGTAAGTACAATGCCACCAAAGACTATGATAGCTTTACTCAGGACGATTATAAGGTCAGTAAATGATAAGTCTCTTAGTTATGATCATAACTTTTTTAGGGGAGTGGATTTTTTGGGGTTTAATTATTCTTCTTTTATATGCTCTATGGTAAGTCCAATAGACTCGCCGTTTACAATATTGTGATCTCTTATCTCTTTTAACTTGGCTTCCAACTCAGGTCTAGTCATATTATCGAGAGAGGCGGTCACAACTTCTTTGCGGTCAATATAAAAACCAGCTAACTGACCACGACGATACTCTGCCTGAACTGCTGGACCCAATTGACCGTTAGCGACAGCTTGTTCTCTTAGTCTTGACAGCTCACGCTGGTGGCTGACAAAAGTAATCTTACTAGCCTCTGCATACTCTCGTTGTAAATCCTCAATGGCTTTGACAACATTAGGAAAGTATTTAGGATTTCTTAGGTTACAAGCTTGTGATACCGCTGAACGCTCAGAATACCCAGCTTGTCTTGCACATTCTGTAGCGGTCAAACGACCATTCTCTTTTACAAATATCTCAACAAATCTCTTTTGTTTAGGTGATAGTTCACCATTTTTTATCTTAGGCATTTTTTCACTTTAATACACTTTTTCAATTCTGTATAGATTTTTTTAATTCAATATTATAATAAATAATACTACTTTCAGTTCAAAAAAGACATATAGAGTGGTTACCTCTGGTTACCTCTATGACGTAACCATACTATTGTTGATTTACAAGGGTTTTTCACTCAGGTTACGTGGTTACCTCTGTTTTGTGGAATTTACAAAAACATAAATCACTTTCAGTTTAAAATATCTATAGGAAAACTCATTATTGACAAATAAATCCTAAATAGTTATACATAAATAGGGCTAATGACGATTCCTCCTTTCTATAATAACGACCCTTTTTCTTCATGGTCATTTTCATTGAGCATTAGCCCATTTTCATGATAAAAATATTTTATGAAAAAGAAGGTGGCGATAGAAGAAATTTATCCCATGGTCCTTGTTTCGTGGTACGACGCCAAAGATGGGGAGACAGGGTGGAGAAGTTTAGAGGAGATTAGAAAAGAAAGACTGGCGCTATGTCACTCAATGGGGTGGCTAGTATTTAAAGATAAAGATAAAATGATTATTATGGCAGATTACTCAGAGTTCGACGGAGAGAAAGACGGTGGACGTCACATTGTTATTCCGTCAGGTTGGGTGAAGTCCATAGCATTTTTAGACATACACAGAATGGAGAGAAACTAATGGATATGCAAAGACTATTAAAATCAGTACGTGACCATGAAGGTTACCGCAACAAAGTGTACCTCGACACATTGGGAAAGAGAACTGTGGGAGTGGGCCACCTTTGCGTCGAAGATTTTTGGGAAGACGACAAAGAATACGACGAAGAATTTTTAATGGAAATATTAGAGAAGGATCTAGAGAACGCCATATCAGGAGCGGAAGAATTACTCGGTGAGTACACGGTCCATGATCAATGTAAAGAGATCTTAGTGGAAATGGTATTTCAGCTAGGAAAAACTGGCGTGAGTAAATTTCGTAACATGTGGGCAGCGTTAAAAGATCAAAGAACACCAGACTACAAAACCGCCGCGGCCGAAATGCTCGATTCGCGTTGGGCCAAGCAGACCCCCAATCGCGCAAAGAAAATGTCAGAGCTTATGGCGAGCCTGGCGTAATGGACGACGATTTACTTAAATGGGACGGCTTTGACGACGCTATCTTAGGTGTGGGTTCGCGTTGTGGTATGGACGACGTGTTAGTTTATAGTAAAAAGAAGATGGCGTATATTCTAAGAGACAGAGATGACATGGACGTAGAAGAGGCGATAGAATACCTCGATTTTAACGTTTTAGGGGCCTACATAGGCAAAAGAACACCTATCGTAGTAGAAGACTTCATTTAATGGAAGAAGAGATCGTACCAGAGATTTGCCCTATTTGTGAGCTTGACATGGAGGACTGCGATTGTTTTCTATAATAGTAGGTACTTGTCTAGTTTTAATCACGCTTTTATTAATATTTTTATGCGTTATGGTTTATGCGATTGGAGACCAGTTGCATGACAGTAGAAAAGAAAAATGATATAAAAAATTATGGCCAAAGATAGTATAGTTACCATAGACGCAGAATTTAGACCCGTAAGACAATCTTACTTTGATAATATAGCGAAAAAAATGACTACTGAAGAGTTAGTAAAAAGAAAAATAGAGTATCAAAATAAAATGGATAACAATGTAAGCGCTAAGGGTCAGATGCGTATTTTTAATTACTTAAGTAGAAGATTTCCAAAACTCACAGGTAATGAAACAAAAAGTGAGGTAAGAAGTAAAATGGAAAAAACAGGAACCTTATTTGGTCAAACAATAATAAAAGCTTTCTTAGGTGAAGTAAAAGCATTTGATAAGGAATTAAAAAACAGAAATGTAAAAATAGATCCTGCTCGGTTTAAAATTCCTGCCATACGAGGAGCTGGAGGAGGATTTTCTGGCCCTATTATGAATTTAGAAATCGGACCGCAAATTCTTAAAGTAGATGATACTTTTCGTGGATACTCTGCTGGAAGCCTTGTAGATAAACCCTTATACGACGATTAATTTATCTTAGTCTATCCTAAAAATAAAAGATTAATTCTTGTTAGTAAATCTTTCTTTTAAGTCGTCAAGAAAAGATGATTTTTCTGTTTCTGTTTTAATTAATGTTTCAAAATTGTGAGGTTCTGTATCTACAAGGGGACCCTCTGTTGGCTCATACACAACTTCTCCTGTATACGGATCATATATTCTAGACTGTTTGATAGAAGTTTTTGCCGTATCAGAGATTACTTCTGCTTCCTCAGGTCTACCTCTCATAACTAAAGATTCAGATTTAATTGGAGACTCTATAATTAATAAATCTCCTCTAGGTTCCGTTGTTATTGGATCCATAAAAGCTTCATTAGCCATGTAACCAAATTTGACTGCTTGTTTTGGACTTAAAGTAAAAGATTTAATTTTATTTTTATTTTGTTTGTTAAGTAGTTGCATTATTTCTTTAGTGTTGGTAATTCGAAATCCTTTAAACTCTGGTCCTAAAAAGTTTTCTGCTTGTTCTTGAATATATATAGCGTAGTCATCATAACCATCTATTTTTTGAATAGTTTTTGCCGCTTGGTTATCACCTAAATCTCCTACTCCTCCATAGTATCTAGATTCCATATCTTCTATTCTTCCTTCTATTGACTCAAATTCATTAGAAGTTTCAAAAAAATCATTCATACTTCCTTTTGGTAAAATAAGTTGATTCTTTTTTTGACTCTTTTTTTCTTTTAATTCAGGATTATCGACGTCACCTACTTTTTTACCATCGCCTTGATAACCTAGTACGTCAATGTTGACAGGATTACCATTCTCATTAATTATAACTGAAGATTGTTGTAGTTTCTGACCTGCGTTTAAAACAGATTGACCGTGTGTGTAATATCCTCTAGTATAATCAACATACTCATTATTACCTTTATTAGTTAATTGAACCTGAACAGGAATAGCTATATCAGGATCTAATCCTTCAAAGTATTTTGCTCTATGCCTTCCTTCATGACCACCTACACTAAAGATACCATTCTCATCTTCGCTCATAAATAACTTAGGAATGGAAATACCAACGTTCGCATTTTCGTAAAGTTCAAAAGCTTTTTTATTATATTCACCTTCTTTAGTCTTTGCTAATTTTAAATAATCCCCTGGTTTTATGTGAATAATAACGCTTTTAGCCATTTGTCCTCTATCGCCAGGAAAACCTGCGGCGGTCCAAAAAGTATTTCCTTGAGGTGCTTCTTTTATAAAATCACCTCTTTGTTTATCTTCTATTCTATAATCCACATCAGGATCTCCTTGAGCCATTTCTAAAACTTCTTTAAATCTTTTGTCACGAAGTACGTCCTCAGGATTTTTAGCTGTCATGATCATATCTTCTAATTTAAGAGCTGGTGTTGATGTAAACCCAATATCATCGACAGAAACCTTTTCTTCTGGTGGAATGGGACTTGAGATAAGACTAGGTAATCCTTCAGATTCAGGAGTAATTAATATTTTTGAAAGATCATCGGAGGGAAGAGTAATTTTTTTGTTTAGTTCTCTCATTAGTTCTTGTTCTTTTTCTATTTCATCTAAATCAGGTGCAGAAAAAGTTCCTGAGGGGGTATCTTTTAAAGCACTTACCACAGGCGATGTAGCAAGTTTCATTAAATATTCTATAGCTTGAGGATCTGTTTCGGAAGCACTATACACACCACCCGTTAAAAGAGGCAAAAGTCTAGGTATTCCTTGTAAAATAAGAGGGATTGCAGGTCCAGCCATGCTTTATTAATACCACCGTGGGTGATTGAAGTCTATCCTAAAAATAAAAGAGATTGATTTTTAATCTTGGCTTAGTATAAAATAGGAAGTTTACACTATATACAAGGAGATTATTATGAACATTGATGAAATGAAGAGCGTTATCGTTTACTTAACAGACAAAGTACAAAAATTAGAATTAGAGAATATAGAATTATCCAACCAAAAATTATGTCAATGCGATGAAGAAGAGGCCCCTACTTCCGTGCGAG